GCCGCCAGCGCGTAGACCTCGAGGTCCAGGGCCTCGTTCCGCTCCCGGAGCTTGACCCACTCCCGGACCGCCCCACGGCCCTTGACGTACTTGCGGATCGCCTTCTCGGAGGTCAGCTGCGCGAGGTACTCCTCGTCGACCCACGTCGGCAGGTGGATGAAGCCGGGGACCCCGGTGCCGGGGACCTTGGCCGGCTGGATCTGGAGCCGGGAGAGGACGGTGTCCTTGCCGGTGTCCACGCAGAGGACGAACAGCTTCACCCGGTAACGGTTGTGGACCGAGGGCCGCGGAACCAGGGGCTTCCCGGCCAGGCTGCCGCCCTTGATCGCAAAGACGCGCTTGCCCTGCCGGGCCTTGACGTACTTGTAGACGTTCTCGGTGTGCAGGCCGCCCGAGTCCACCACGGCGCACTCAACGCGCAGTTTCTGGCCGCTCTCATGGTCGAAGGTCTGGGCGAGGAAGACGTCGAGGTCGTGCCAGACCGGATCCCGCGCCGGGTCCCCGTGGATCTGCGTGTAGGCCACGAGCCACGACTCCTCCCCGACCCCGTAGCCCTTGACCTTGACCTCGAGGCGGTCGCCCTGGACGTCGACCGCGGCCACGAGCACCCCGACGCCGTCCGGGACCTCGGCCGGGAACTGCTCGAGCCGCCCGAGGAGCGACCCCGTGGTAACCGAGTCGCCGCGCTCCTCCCACGTCTCCCCGAGCACCGTGTTGACCCACGTCTTGAGCCGGAACGGATCCTCCTTCACCTCGAGGAACTCGGTCGCGCACTGAGCCCACGACTTCCAGCCCAGCGGCGAGTAGAGCGCCGACAGGTGAAAGCCCACGGTCTTGCTGGGAACCTCGGCGGTCGAGCGCCACTCGCCCCGCATGAGCATCCCGGTCTTGTGTCGCTCCTCGACCCGGGCCCCGCACCCGCCACAGACCATGTGGGCGGTCTCCGGCCGGCCCTCGTCCCACTCGATCCGGTGATGCGCCGAGCCCTGCCACGTCAGGTAGTCCAGGTGCCCGCAGGTCGGGCAGGCCAGGAAGTAGCGCCGCTGGTCGCTCCCGAGGAACTCCCGCTCGATCCTCGAGAGACCCTTGATCGTCGGCGTCGAGACCAGGAAGACCTTCCTCCGGCTGAAGGTCGTGGTCCGCTTCTCGGCGAGCGCCACGGGATCGCCCTGGCCGTCCACGTCCCCGGGGTACTCGTCCACCTCGTCCATGAACAGGAAGCGGATCGGCATCGAGCGCAGGCCGGCCGCGCTGTTGGCCCCGGTGATGATCAAGAGCCCGCCCTCAAACTCCTTCACCTGGACGGTATTCCCGCTGTCCCGGGCCCGCGCCTCGGCGACCCGGGCCCGGAGCACCGGGGTCGAGTCGATCATCGGGGCCAGGCGCTGCTTGCTGACCCGCTTCGCCGTCTCGACGGTCGGCTGCACCATGAGCATCGGCCCCGGGGCCCGGTGAATGACGTAGCCGATCCAGTTGTTGCCGCACTCGGTGCCGCCGATCTGGGCACCCTTCATGACCACGACTCGCTCGGCCGGGTGCGACGGGGACAGGCAGTCCATGACCTCGCGCAGGTAGGGCGTCCGGTCCGTGCGCCAGCGTCCCGGCTCAGCCGAAGCGGTGCTGCTCAAGAGGCGGTACTGATCGGCCCAGGCGCTGACCGTCAACAACGGCTCGGGAGCGAGGCTCTCGCCGAACGCTGCAGCGCAGAGGTCCGCGACCGCGGAACTCACGCCGGCTCCCCCTCGGCCTCGCGCTCGAGGACCTCCTCGACGTGCCGGACCGCCTCGGTGACGTAGCGGGCCGCCATGTTCACGCTCATCACCGCCTGCGGAGTCCAGCAGTTGCGGTAGTTCTGCCCGGCACGGAACAAACGCCAGAGCGCGGCCTCGAGGTCGGAAGTCACTCGGCAACCCCGTTGAACAACGGGGCATCGTCCATGATGCGGCGACGGGCGAGCGTGACGTAGGCAGGGTTCAGCTCGCAGCCGATGAACGAGCGCCCGAGACGATCTGCGACCAACCCCGTCGTTCCGGCTCCGGCGAAGGGGTCGAGCACGGTGTCACCGGGCATCACGGGGCACCAGCATGGTGGAGGTTCCACAAGCCAGCCACGCTCCAGCCACTGATCAAGCAGGTCTGGCGGGAGCGGTCGCCCCCCCGACAGGTCCGTGCGGATGTAGTGCGCGAACGCCTTGCCCGCCTCGGCCTCCATTCTGCGGCGGTGCGGAGAATCCTTCATCTGCTGCGCGTAGCCCCGCTGCTCGCGCCGCGTGATGTCCCGACTTCCCTCACCCTCCCGACGCACCCGATTCATGCCCGCCCGCCCGGTCGTGTCGGTAGGATCGTCGACCGGGCCTGATGCGAGCGGCGTGGCAATCAGGTCTTCGCAGTCGCACCGCTTACCAGGTCCACGACTCCCGGCGAGGATGCAGCGCCGTGGCAGTTCGGGCGGGAAAGTAGCGAAGTGTGCGTCAGGGTACGGCGACGTGGCGATGGTCCAGACCGAGCGAGCGTTGCGGGTCGGGTGCGTCTGCATCGGCTCGTACTTCTCGCCCCGGTCACGTTCGGTCGCGTGCTGCGGGCCGATGCCGGGCCAGCGCGGAGGCAACCCGCCACTGGTGCGCTGCTGCGGAGATGCGCTCTGCTCCAGGCAAGCCAACCCGCCACGCCCGATGACCTGGGCACGGGCCGGATAGTTCTCCTTCGCGTCCGTTTCGCACGGCTCTGCGATGGCCTCGGCGTTGTAATAGTAGCGGGCGGATTTCGTCAGCAGGAACAGGTACTCATGCGACTTCGTCGGCCGGTCGGTCACGCTCTCCGGCATTGGATTGGGCTTGGCCCAGATGATGTCCGAGCGCAGCCACCAGCCGTCCGCTTGCAGCGCGAAAGCCACGCGCCACGGGATGCCGACGAGGTCTTTGTGCTTGAGGCCGTGCGCGGCCGGGTCACGGTTGGCTCGGTAGGAGTGGCCCCGCCCTCGCAGGGTATCGCCCTCGCCGTGTCCGCTCACGCCCCCGGCCAGCGTCTCCGCAGGCATATCGGTTCCACCACGCGCAGCCGCATACGAATCCCCCAGGTTCAGCCACAGCGTCCCGTCATCCCTCAGCACGCGCCGCACCTCGCGGAAGACCTCGACCAAGTGCTCGACGTACTCCTCGGGCGTGCGCTCCAAGCCGAGCTGCCCGTCCACTCCGTAATTGCGAAGGGCCCAGTACGGCGGGCTCGTCACGCAGACCTGAACACTCGCCTCCGGCATCTCCTTCAACAACCCCAGCGCATCCCCGCAGCGCAGGTCGATGCTCATTTCCGTCCCTCCCCTTTCGCCCCCGGCCGCAGCGACGGAGCCACCGCGAGTTCCGCAAGGCAGACCATGATCTCCTCCGTGAGCAGCCGATGTACCAGCGACTGATCGGCCTGACCGGCGAGCACCGGGGACAGCCGGTCGGGCATGCCGAGGAAGGCGTCCCGCAGGCGACGGCCCAGCCCGAAGACCTGCGCCCGGACCTCGTCGGCGTCCACGAGCTTCCCGGACCGCTGCTCGAAGTCGAGCTTGGCGAGCCGGGCGAGGTATGCTTCCCGGGCCGCCCGCGAGGCCGCGTAGCTCGAGGCCAGCCGCGGGGCATCCTCCAGGCCGGCTGAGGCCGGGGTCTCGGGAGGTCCAGGCGAGGCGGAAGGCACCCGAGGGGCACCCTCTCCCGGCACGAGACGCAGGCCCTGGGGCCGATGTGAGACGTCGGTCGAGCCGGCCCACTGCCGGTCGGCCAGCTCCGGGTCGATCAAGCCGTCCGCCCCAGCCGTGATCCGGCCGGCCTTGAGGGCCTTCCTGACCGCCATGTCCGAGGCCCCGGAGAGGCCAAGCGCCTCGCGGTGCCGAGCGTAGGCGCGGAAGCTCATCCCCCGGGACATGGCCTAGATTCCCACGCCGGGCTGAGAACTAGCCCGGCTGCGAGGCCGCACCGGACACGGAGAAACAGGCACAGCGGACGAGTTCCCGACCGCGGCCGCGGAACTAGCCCGGGGCCTGCCGGCCTCGGCAACCCGGCGCTCGGCCACCTGCAGGACCTCCTGAGCCCACTCGATGCCCGCCTTCGCGCCCGCCCGGACCTCGGTGTAGACCGCGTCCAGGAGCCGGCGTCGAGCCTGCCGCGAGCCGCGGCACTGCTCGCAAAGCGCCCCCGTCAGGCTGTGCGCTCGCTTCCCGCACCAACGGCAGAGCCGGAGCCGGGTGAACCGGGCGTAGCGCCGGGCGGCCGCGGCCCGGAGCCGGGACAGGCACCCCGCGCAGCGCTTCCGCCCCGGCTCCACGACGCCGGCACAGTCCCGGCAGACGCCCTGGGCGATGCGCTGGTTCGACCGCACCCGGGCGTGCTCCCGGATCCGCTGGGCACACGCCGCGCAGGTCGACCGCCCCGGCACCGCATCCTGGCCGCACCCCGGACACCATCCCTTGGCCCGGAACTCCCGATAGCGGGCCCGCCACTGCAGCCGCTTCCGCCTGTCCGTCTTGCTCGAATGCTGTCCCGGCAGGAGCTGCTCGCGCTCCATCCAGGCCACCTGGTCGGCGACCGAGCCACGCCGCGGGTCGGCCTCGGTAGCGTCGCCGCCAGCCGGCAACGCCTCGAGGTCGACCCGGGCCACGGCGCTGCTACGACGCCTCACCGGACTCCCCATCGCAACGGATCTGCGGCGGGGCCTCTGATCCGGGACGCGCCCGGTCCAGCAACTCCCGATGGATGTCCCGCTCCAGCGCGGTGAAGTCCTCGAGCGGTTTCGCCGCTGGCCTGGGATACGTGATTCCCAGCGAGCGCGATCCTCCCTCGTCGTCGTAGACGGTGAGCTTGGCCTCGAGGCAAACCTGATCGACATGCGCGAGGCCGGCGACGAAGTCGCGCAGCACAATCTCCGCGTCCGACGCGGGTGCGGGGCCGTTCTGCTTCAACGTCTGCCCCTCGATCACCAGCAACCACTTGCCCATCTCTCGCCTCCCCCGTTCTCTGCCGAAAACTCTCGAACTCCCGAACTCCGCTCTACTCTGCTCTGCTCTCCTCCGACTTTCTCTCGAAAACTCTCGAACTCCAGAACTCCGCTCTGCTCTGCTCTGCTCTCCTCCGACTTTCTCTCGAAAACTCTCGAACTCCAGAACTCCGCTCTGCTCTGCTCTGCTCTCCTCCGACTTTCTCTCGAAAACTCTCGAACTCCAGAACTCCCGATTTACGGTATTACGTAATCGGTAATTCTGGCGATCACGGGGCCGGGACCGCGGCAGCCTCGCGGTGCTCCCGGAGGTGACAGGACCGGCATAGCCAGCGCACCCCGAGCGGCTTCGTGTAGTCCGCGTGGTGCGCCTCGAGCCGCCGATCCAGCCCGCAGCCGTCGCAACGGTCCGGCCGGGCGATCCTCCCCGAGCGGACCGCCGCGTGAACCTGCCGGTGTGCCCGCCGCCGCTCCGGGTGTGCCCGGGCCCACTGAGACATGCGCTCGTAGAGCAACCGCTCCTGCGGGCTGCGACGGGCCTCCATCGCCTCGGCCCGCGCCCGCGCCGCCTCGAACCGCCGTCCCAGGACGACCGCCTCGACCCGCAACCTCAACTCCCGGGCGAGACGGAGATCGCGCCGCCTGGCCTCGAGCGCCGCCTTGCGATCAGCCGCCCTGGCGCGACGCTCATCTGGCGTCACCGGCACTCCCCGGAGCCTTCCAGCCGCGGGCCCGCGCCACGGCCGCAGAGGGCTCGCCGCCATCGAGGGTCACCAGCCCGCCCGTCTGCTCCTGCCAGCGCCAGACGATCACGTCCACGAACCGCGGGTCGAGTTCGACCAGGTGAGCCTTCATCCCCAGCCACTGACACGCCATGAGGGTCGAGCCGGAGCCGCCGAAGGGGTCGAGCACCACCGCCCCGCGCTTGGCGCTGTTCTTGAGCATCCGCCCTACCAGGGCCACCGGCTTCATGGTCGGGTGCTCGGCGCTCGAGGTCGGCTTGTTCTCGAGGAAGACGGTGCCGCGGGCCGGCTCGATGGTCAGGTCCGTCCCACGGACGATGAGCGTGGTCTCCCCGAGCACGATCTGCCACTCGTCCTCCCCGACCTGGCGGAACGGCGGGGCGTCGAACTCCTGGATCGTGGTCTTGTCCCGGGCCCCGTACCAGCGGTGCGCCTCGCCCGGCTTCCAGCCGTAGAGAATCGGCTCGTGCTGCCAGTGGTAGTCGCCACGGCCCAGAACCAGGGCGTTCTTCCGCCAGATCAAGCAGGAGGACAGCTTGAAGCCGGCCTCGATGAACGCCTTGCGGAACGTGAAGCCCCCGGTGTCCGAATGCGCCATGTAGATCGGGGCCCCGGGCCGCATCGACAGGATGAGACTCGCGAACGCCTCCCGCAGGAACGCCCCGAACTCCTCGTCCGACAGGGCGTCGTTCTTGATCGATCCGGCCGTCCCCTCGTAGGCCACGTTGTACGGCGGATCGGTCCAGACCGCGTCGGCGAACTTGCCCTCGAGCACCGTCTGCAGGGCCTCCAGCCGAGTCGAGTCCCCACACAGAACCCGGTGATCCCCGAGGTGCCAGAGGTCCCCCAGCCGGGAGATCGGGACCTCGGGAGGCTCCGGGACCGGTTTCTCGTCCTCGCCAGGAGCGGGCCCGATGGCCGCCATGATCTCGTCGAGCTCCCGGTCGGAGAACCCGGTGATCCCGAGGTCGAAGCCGAGTTCCCGCAAGGCCGGAAGCTCCTCGGCCAGCAACTCATTGGACCAGCCGGCGTTCAGCGCGATCTTGTTGTCCGCGATCACGAACGCCCGCCGCTGGACCGCCGTCAGGTGCCGCTCCTCCACG